TAACAGGTCGAAACAGGCGCCAATATCAGGGTGCCGGGCACATTTTTTCACCTGTTATGGAATCCGATTCCGCCCCTCAGGCGAATGCGGCGATGAGGGTCCGCTGTTCGACCCAATCCATGGGCAACTCGCGTTTGGTCAGGGCGCCTAATGAAAGCGCGGGCGGCTGGCGCCCTTCCAGAATCTGCTCGGTGAGATCTGGCGCCAGCCATGCCAGCGGCGCCAGGGTGGCGGCGTAGTGAGCGCAATAGCCTTCGGCGCGAGCGAGTTCCTTGAGAGACCCGACCTCGCCGGCCGCCAACCGACTTGCCCAGTCCCTAGCGAGACAGACGGCCCGGGCGAGTGCGCGATCCACTCTCGGTCTGGCGGGCTTGTCGCCCGGCGCCGCAAGGATCAGTGCTCCCTGCCTATGCTTGAGGCGAACCATGAAGGCGCCATCGACACTGTCGCCGTCAGATTCGACTATCGCACCCGATAGGCGGAGCTCCGCTGCCAACGCTTTTCGCTTGAGGCGTACGACAACGCGGTCACGGCCAACCGTCACATTGAGCAGGGCGCCGCGCACACGTTCTGTCGTATGCTCGTCCGGCGCCCAGCTCTCCGAAAGAGCGGCTTCGATGCGGCTAAGGATGAACTGATCGAGGACGCCCTGGGCGATACGCGGCAGGCTGCCTGGAGTGAGCCCCTGCTTGCCGGCGACGGACGCATAGTAGCGGTAGCGCCGGACTCCTCGCTTGGTGTGGATCGGGGTCATGGGCGCGCCGCGATCATCCGTCACTAGTCCCCTCAGAAGCGCGGTGGCCGGCGTTAGGGCCGATGTGGGATGGTCGGGACAATTGTTCCCGAGACGGGCCTGAACGGCGTCCCAGGTATCCTCGTCGATGATCGCTGGATGGGCGTCAGCATAGAGCTTGTCGCCGTGTCGGATGGCGCCCCGATACACTGAGTTGGAGAGCAGGTGATAAAGGGCGCCGCGAGCCAACGTTGCGCCACCGGCCTCGACTCCGTCTCGTTTGGTCCAACGCTTTGACCGGATCCCCCGCACTTCGAGATCAGGCGCCAGGGCGACCACCGAGCCCAGCTCAAGGTACCGCTCGAAAATGTGTCGAACCACCTGAGCCTCTGCCGGGTTGACCACCAGCTTGCGGTCGACGCCGTCGTAGCCGAGCGGCGGCCGACCACCCATCCAGAGGCCCTTGGCCTTCGAGGCGGCGATCTTGTCGCGGATGCGCTCGCCAGTGACCTCGCGCTCGAACTGGGCGAACGAGAGCAAGACGTTGAGGGTCAGCCGGCCCATGGAGGTGGTTGTATTGAACGCCTGGGTCACCGACACGAAGCTGACCTGGTGTTGGTCGAACAGCTCGACGATGCGGGCGAAATCGGCGAGCGAGCGGGTCAGGCGGTCGACCTTGTAGACGACGACGATGTTGACATCGCCACGGCGGATGGCGGCCAGCAATGCCTGGATGCCAGGGCGCTCGATCGAGCCGCCCGAGAATCCGCCGTCGTCATATTCGTGGGGCAGGAGGGTCCAGCCCTCGCCGGCCTGGGAGGCGACATAGGCTGCGCAGGCCTCGCGCTGAGCGTGGAGGCTGTTGAAATTTTGCTCAAGGCCTTCTTCAGAAGACTTTCGGGTGTAGATCGCGCAGCGGAGGGGGCGGGTCATGCAGCCCTCCCCTTCAAGCCGAAGAACACGTGGCCATTCCACTTGGTGCCGGTGATCGCGTGGGCGACCTTGCTGAGCGAGCGGTAGGGCTTGCCGAGGTAGGCGAACCCCTCCTCGGTCACCGCCACCTCATGGCGCACCCCCTTCCACTCCCGCACCAGCGAGGAGCCCGGCTTGAGGTTCGGCCCCGGCGCTGGCGTGAACTTGCGGTCGGCGGCGAACTTGGCGGCGTATTCGGCCGCCTTGCGCTTGAGCGGCGCGGGCGCATCGCCGAACGCCTGGGCCTGGATCCTATAGGCCATGGCCCGGGCGAGCATGTCGCGCGAGCGGTACTTCGGGACTTCGCCCCAGCGCCCCTGCCACGCCGCTCGCACGGCGGGCAGGTCGAGCTGGGCGATCGCCCGCACCTCTTCTGAGATGCGGGCGGTCTTGGCGTCCTCCGGCCTCACGCCTTGGCCTCGCCAGCGAGGCGGTAGATCCGGCCGGCGTCGCTCGCCTCGCTGACGATATTGAAGCCGTGCTTCTTCTTCAGCGACCCGGACATCGCGCCGCGGACCGAGTGGGCCTGCCAGCCGGTCGCCTTGGCGATCGCCTCGATGGTTGCGCCTTCCGGGCGGCGGAGAAGATCCACGACGGCGCCAAGCTTGCCCCGCGGCGGCTTGGGCGTGTCGCTGGCCAGGATCGCGGCCGTTTCCAGCGCTGGGTTCTCCGGCGCGGCGGGCGGCAGTTCTGGCTTCTCCTTGCGGGTCCGAACGGTGTTGGTCTTAGAGGTGTTGGTCTTGGCCATGGTGGGCTCCAGGTTGCGGGCCCCGGCCGACATGGCCGAGGTCCCACGACCCGAAGCCCCGCCGGGAACTTCCTCCCCCGCGGAGCGGCGCGCCGGCCCTCCGGCGCGCCATCACCAATGCTTCCTATCGAAGCGAAGTCCAGTCGGCGTTCGGCTCAGCGAGCCAATAACTACGTCGCAGTCGCGAAGGCTTTTCAACGCCGCCCCGCCAGATAGTGGAGCGCCTGCGAGAGGGCGTCGACCTGATCGTCGTGTCGACCGTTTGGAAAGGCCGCGAGTTCGCGCTCGAAATCCTTCAACCAAGGCGCACAGTTTGGCAGAAAAACTTTCCCTTTTTCTATAAAAGCTGTCTGAGCGACCATGCGCACGACCTTATCGTCCTTGGGTTTGTGATCTATAGGCCTGTAACCTTCTGATCTTAGATCCTGAATAAGCGATGTACCGGCACCGTGGTCTTCAATGACCACGAAAAGAGGGATTAGACGATTTAGACTCTGACGCCTGATCCTGCCCTTCACCGACTTCTTGAGGTCCGGATAAACGAGACGCTGGCGATATACTTCTAGTACATAGCAGTCACCGCGCCAATTCTTCGCAATTGTTATGCAGGCGCTGTAGTCGGCATTGGGACCAGTAGTGAATCCCGTGTCCCAACTCTCCAGGATCAGCTTTATTTTGGTGGGTGGGTCGTCGTAGCGGCCGAACCAGCCGAGATTGATCATCCCCCCGTCTGGCGCCGACGGGTTCTGCTGGTACTGGGCGTTGAAATGAACCGAGCCCATGTCGCGGCGCAGCGCCACCAAGGCCGATAGGGGCTCGCGGTCAGGATGCAGCGCCTCGCCCCGCCGGCGCTCATGGACGTAGGTTCCCAGCGAGGTGGTGGCGACGTGGGTTTCGTTCTCGTCGGCGATCGCCGGAAAGCAGAGGTGCTCCCATCCGCCTTGGTCAAGGACGCGGCCGGTCATGTCGTCTTCATGCAGGCGCTGCATCACGAGGACGACGGCGCCGGTGACCTTGTTGTTGAGCCGCGACATGGCCGTGTTCGCCAGCCACTCGTTGGTGTTGGCGCGCGCCGTCTCCGAGAAGGCGTCGTCGGGTTTCATGGGATCGTCGATGATGATGACATCGGCGCCGCGACCGGTGACAACACCGCCGATGGAGGTGGCGAAGCGTTGTCCTCCTTCGGTGGTCTCGAAGTCATAAACGGCCGTGCGGGTGGAAAGGCGCGTCCTGGGAAACAGGTTTTGATACCAAGGCGATTGCACCACCTGTTTGCAATCGCGCGCAAACTTCTCCGCCAACTCCTGCCCGTAGCTGACGCACATGATCTGGCTGGAGGGGTTGTGACCCAAGAGCCACGCCGGATAGGCGACCGAAGCGATGATCGACTTGAGGCCCCGAGGTGGGATGTTGATCACCAAGCGGGTCAATTCGCCCCGCCGGACAGCCTCGAATTTCATCGCCATGAGATCGAGGTGGAAGTTGTGGGAGAAGTCCCCGCCGGGAGAGACCTCGGCGAAGACGCGTTCGACAAAGATTTCAAAATCCCGCCGAGTTAGAGCGTCGAACTCAGTCGGCGTCATCAGGCACACGGCCTGGCCCTTTCCCTTGAATGGTGCGCCAACGCGTGAAGAGCGCCTCGACGATGGCTTGGTCGCTGGCGTTCAGCTCCGTCGAGCTTGGCGGAGCCGCGGCTAGCCGCTCCTCGGCTTTCTGGGCGAGGTCGAAAACCAGCCTGGAGGCGCGGGGATCGCCTGAGGCGCCCTGGTTGGCGAGCTGCTTGGCCGTGGCCAGAAGCTTGCTCACGCGCTTGCGCTTTCCGCGCTCGGTAATCTGGACGTTCTCGTTGACGGCGCCGAGGATCGCCTGGCTGACGCTCGGCGCTTTGCGCGGGCGGCCGTTGCGATTTGCCGTGAAACCCTTCTGGAAGCGTCCGGACTTCGGATCACGGTCTTCGCTCATGACTCCCCTCCTCGCTCCGCGGCGATCCGCTCGAAGCTGCGACCGGCACCCTCCAGGGTTGCAATCTCCCCAGTCCATCTTTGCCAACGGCGCACGGCCACATCGGCGTAGACAGGCTCGAACTCGATGGCGCGAGCGCGCCGACGGGTTTTCTGGGCGGCGATGATCGTGCTGCCCGAGCCAGCGAAGGGGTCGAGAACAATCTCTCCCTGAACGGTGACGTCGAGCAGGATGTCGGCGATCAGGCCGACCGGCTTCACGGTGGGATGCAGGGCCAGGAGGTTTCCCTCCTCGCCCCTCAGTCCGAAACCGGCGGCGCCGGGGTACGTCCAGACGTTGGTGCGGCTGCGGCCGAACTTCCCCATCTGGATATTGTTCCGGTGCCGGTTCGAGCCCTTCTTGAACACGAAAACCAATTCATGCGCCGAACGGTAGAAGCTGCCCTTGCCTCCCTGCGGTTTCGTCCAGACGCAGAGGTTGAGCAGCTTGTCATAGACTTGGCGGCCCGCCGCCGAGATTTCCGACAGGTGCCGCCAATCCATGCAGACGTAGTGGAGCGATGGGTCTGCGCTGACCTCGGCGGCGAGCCCCAGGGCCGTGGCGAGGAATAGAGTGAACTCGGCCTCAGTCATCTCGCCGACGCCCATGGCGAAGTCGCCGTGCTTGACCTTGCCCATTCCGCTGACATTGCCGGCGATGCGCACATTGTATGGCGGATCGGCGAAGACGACCTGGGCCACCTCTCCGGCCATGACTTTGGCGTAGCTCTCCTTGATGAGAGCATCGCCGCACAGCAGCCGGTGCTCGCCCAGGACCCAGACATCGCCGTTGCGGCTGACCGCCGGGCCAATTGGCGGAATGTCGTCGGCCGGGTCAGCATCGTTCCCGCTCAACCCCTCGATGGCGAGGTCGATCTCTGCTGGCTCGAAGCCTGTCAGTTCGAGGTCCATCGAGAGGTCGCCGACCGAGAGATCGCGAAGGATCTCGCCGAGCGCCTGCTGGTCCCAGTCTCCGCGTTCGGTCAGCCGGACGTTGGCGAGCATGAAGGCGTCCGCCTCGCTGGCCGTCAAGTGATCGGCGATCATCACCGGCGCCTCGTCGTAGCCGGCGAGCTTGGCGGCCTCGAGCCAGATATTGCCCGACAGCATGACCCGCTCGGAGGTCACTACGAACGGCGGCGGCCCGAAGCGGCGGACCGAGGCCACCACGCGGCGGCGATCACCGGGCTTGTAGCGTCTGGGATCTCGCGGGTTGGTCTGGAGGGTGTCGAGCCGTTCATGGCTGAGCGGTGGACGGCGGTTATGCTGCGGCGGAGGGGCGGACGCTGTCATCGCGGCCACCAGACGAAGACGGAGCGCCTAATACCCCCGGCGATCTGCTTGATGTGCCGTTTCGAGGGCGCCCGCGCGTAGCGCATGTAAGCGCGAGCCGACATTGTCGGCAGATACTCGGCCTTGAGATTCTGCCCGTCCACCCAACTAGCTCCCACGAGTCAAAACAACCGTTGTGGCGTTTCTCCTCGCGGGCTTGGAGGCCCGGTCGGGCGGCCCGCTGGGCCTAACCGCAGCACTGTTGCTAGGAAGAGAAGTGATTCGGGTCAAGAACGAGATGGCGAGGTGCGCGATGCGCCGGAAGCGGAAAAAAATTGTCCTCGACGCGGAAAAGCAGACATTAATCTGCGGAACTCAGATGACAGGTGCCGCTGAGACTAGATCTGTAACTAGCGGCGCTGGAGTTTTCGGGTGTCGCGCTCTATATCGCTACGACTGCAGTCAGCCCTCTTGCGCGCCGTCGGCGTCGGACGCCTCGGGGCCCTCAACAAGAAGAGCGGCCGGCCCGTCAGGCGCACCGTCATCGGCTAAGAGGCCGCGCGGCATTGTCCTAGTCGTTTTTGCGCCGAGCTCCTTCAGCTTCTCCGCTTGGCCGATCAGATTGCCCGTCCCATTTTGCAGCTTGCCCATGGCAGCAGTGTAGGTGGTCTGAGCTTGGTTAAGGCGGCGGCCGATCCCCTGCATATCCTCAACGAAGCCGACGAACTTCCCGTAGAGTAGTCCCGCACGGTCGGCGATCGCTTCTGCGTTTTGGTTGCGCCTCTCGACCTTCCAGACGTTTTCAATGGTACGGAGCGCGATCATCAGCGTCGTCGGAGTCGCAATTGCGACACTGTTTTGCACAGCGAAGCTGGTCAGATTGGGGTCTTGCTGAAGCGCCAACGCGAGTGCCCCTTCGATCGGAATGAACAGAATCACGTAGTCCAAGCCGCCCCCTGAAGCGACGTGGTACTCCTTTGCTGCTAGCGACCTGATGTGACCGCGGATGGAAGCCAAGTGCGCGGCTAGGTTTTGGGCGCGCTCCTCGTCCGAAATGGCATTCACATACCCCTCGAAGGCCACCATCGAGACCTTTGAGTCGATGATGACGTGCTGGCCGCCAGGCAGGTTGACGATGACGTCAGTACGCACGCGGCCGCCGTCTTCGGTGCTATGGGTGGTTTGACGGAAGTACTCTTCCCTTTCCCGCAACCCCGACTTCTCGAGCAGGGTCTCAAGAATCATCTCACCCCAGGCGCCCTGCATCTGAGCGCTCCCCTTGAGAGCCCGCGTGAGGTTCACCGTCTCCGAACTCATGCGAGCGCTCTGCTCGGACAAGCTTCTGATCTGCTCGGCAAGTGTGGCGCGCTCCTTGCCTGTGTCTTCGTGCGCCTTCTGCAGTCCCTCCTGAAACTCCTTCAGCTTGTCGCGCAGAGGCGTCAGCAGGACGTCAATCT